CTACAAACACTTTCAAAGAAGAAAAACAAAAAAGAAATTTAGATATTTTATTCAATTAAAAATTAAAACAAAACACAATGTCATTAGTATTTTCAAATTTAAGCACATACACCAAGCAATTGGTAAAACCACTCTTAACGAGTGCAGTGTTGGATGCAACAACCCAACAATTAATCATGGATGGAGGTACTGTAATACCTGGAGTTAAAGGCTCAATTGCATTACCTATTATGGACACTGATGCAGCATTTCAGACTGACGCTTGTGGGTGGACTGCAAGTGGAACAACTACCTTTAGTCAGCGTACTTTGGTGCCAGGCAAGGTGAAAGTTGAAGAGGCAATATGTCCGAAAAATTTAGAGCAATATTATACGGCCGAGGCATTACGCCAGGGGTCCACTTATAGCGATTTTGGGAACGACCAATTTCAAGCCGCTTACCTTGCAAAGAAAAATGCTCGTATCGCTGCTCAATTAGAGACTGCTTTATGGCAGGGAGACATAACAGGTAGCACTGCTAACTTGACTCAATTTGATGGCATTCAAAAAATCCTTCGTATTGCAGGTACATCAGTAAATGCAAACGTATCAGGTTTTACAGGTGTTAGTGGAAGTCCTATCACAACAGTAACTGCATCAAATGTGGTTGCTTCTACTGAAGGTATTTTCAAAGCAATCCCTGTTGAAGTTTTGAAAAAAGGAGATGTGAAAATATTCGTAGGAACTGATTGGTATCGTTTGTTGATTCTTGCTTATCGAGCGTTGAACTTGTTTGCTTACAATCCACAAGATAGTGCAGCAAAATCTTTCATATTGCCAGGTACTGATGTTGAGATAGTTGCGGTTAATGGTTTGAATACAACTGGAGACGCTTACGCAATCTCTTTGAGCAATCTTTATTTAGGTGTTGACCTTGAAGCAGAAGAGCAAAACTACACCATGTTCTATAATTTAAATGACAATGAAGTACGTTTCAGAGCCGCTTGGAAAATCGGAATTCAGGTAGGATTCCCTTCTGAAACAGTTTCTTTCGTAGCAGCAATCTAATTAAATAACATGGAGCGGTGAAATATCCGCTCCTTTTAAAACTTAACAATATGCCATGTGCAATCACAAGCGGATATACAATTGACTGTAGAGATGGAGTCGGTGGTATTGATGCCGTTTATTTTATCGCTTTTGGCGATGTCTCTTCAATGGTTGATGTAAGTGGAACAATCACAGGTTTGACCAAAGCATCAGGGAAAAGATTTTACAAATATGAAGTGCCTACCAAATCATCTGCGACTGCATCAAGCAATCCAGTAGGTAGCACCGAAAATGGTACTTTGTTTTTTGAGCAGTCAATAGATATTCCAATCAACAAGCGTGACGCAACCACTCGCAATATCATCACTACACTTGCTAAAAATAAATTGATAGCAGTTACTAAAGACAAGGATGGTACTTATCGTTTGTATGGTAAAGCAGCAGGTATGTACATGGGCTCATCAACAGGCACAACAGGTGCTGCAAATGGCGATGCCAATGGATATGTGTTGAAATTTGAGGCAATGGAGCAAGAAGATTTCTTTGTTATATCTGCAACAGTTGCAGCAGCATTGGAGACACCAGGTACTTAATAATTGAAAAACTAAATAGGAAGCCACCGACCGATATGAAGTCGGTGGTTTTTTCGTTAAATATGCTACATCTTACCAAAGGAAATACCGATTCAATCTATTACACCGCAAGTGAGAATGCAACCATTTCTACACCAAGATTCCTATTTATTTTTGAACATCGTGCATCTGATGGAAAAGTATTGATAAATTTAAGACCTGAATATTATAGCAGATATGATTATAATACTATTGTTGTAAACACATATTTTGCAAATGCGATTGAAGGACTTTGGAAGTATACGATAAGACAAAAGGCGGATACATCAACAACGGAGACAGGAACGATTGTTGAGACTGGATACATGATGTTGCACCCATCTACTGAATTTGAGCCAACAATATACGATGAACAATTAAACACATTTACTATTTACAATGGAGAATAATTACAATAATATTGTCGGAATAAAGTTTGCGAGAGCATTGCAACCAAAGTTTGAGGAAAAGAAGGGCAAAGGATGGATTGAATTTGGTGAGGAGAATGACTATCCTTTGTACTTACTTGGATTATTTAATGAGTCTGCGAAACATGGTAGTATTGTAAAAGGAAAATCGAATTATATTTTTGGCAAGGGATTAGATGCAGTACCTATTAAAGCAAATATTGTCGGTGAATCTTACAATCAGATTCTAAAAAAAGCCATCCTTGATGATGAAATTTTTGGAGGTTATTATCTGCAAATTATCTACAATCTTACAGGTCAAATCAAAGATGTTTACCATTTAGAATATCATAAAGTTAGAACGAATAAAGATGGCAGCGAGTTTTTCGTGAAAGATAATTGGCAAGACAATCGTGAGCAACCGAGACAATATCCTGCTTTTAATCCAACGCAATACAATACACAACCTTCGCAGGTTTTATTTGTTAAGCAATATAATCCAAAAGGTAGCGCATATCCTCTGCCATCTTACTTTTCATCATTGAACTATATTGATGCCGATGTGCAAGTAAGCAGACATATTTTAGGAAATGCAGTTGATGGATTTGTACCAGGTACATTGATTAATTTGAATGGAGGTGAGCCATCAGAGGAAGCTAAAAACGCAGTTGAGAGAGGCATAAAAAAGAAGTTTACAGGAAGTGAAGGTGACCGAGTTGTCATCATGTTTAATTCAAGTAAAGACAATGCCGCAGAGATTCAATCATTGAATCAAACGATGCTTACAAAGGAGGATTTCACCAACATTAATAATCTGATTCAAACAGAGATATTCAGTGGCGCACAAATCACATCGCCTGCTTTGTTTGGTATCGCTACACCTGGAGCATTAGGTCAACGCAACGAATTAAAGGATGCCTACGAGATTTTCAATAATACATATGTACAAGAGAGGCAACAAGCGCATGAGCAAGTATTTAATAAAATATTAGAATATGCAGGCGCAAAAGGTGAATATACAATCATACCTGTAGAGCCATTAGGATTCCAATTGGATAATAGCCAACTGCTTGAAATCTTGCCAAGAGAATATTTTCTTGATAAGTTAGGAATTGATGAAAAATATTATCCATTGGCAACTGTGACAGATAATGCTCCAACACCTGCACCTGTTGTTGCTGATGCAAGCGGTGGTATGTCAGTCAATAGAAACATAGCCAACATGACTGGCAGACAATTTCAACATCTTGAAAGAATCAAGCGCAAATATCAGTCAGGCAAAATGACCAAAGCGCAAGCAGTTATGATGTTAAAAAGTAGTTTTGGGTTAAGTGATGCTGATGTTGAAATCTTATTAATGGATTCTGAAGGTCAACAATTTAAATCTCAAGCGGAATTTGATGCCGAATTGATTGAAGCATTTGCAAACGAATATGAGTCACTTGATGGATGCGAAATCATGAGTGTACGACCTGCTCGTATGTCACAATATTTTGCAGAAGTGAAACAACTTGACCAACTTGAAAGCGATGTTTTGAACTTGGTTAAAAAGGATAACAAGGTAACTGCGGAGGTCATTGCCGATACATTAGGAGTTGAAGTGCCACTCATTGAAGATGTCTTGAAATCCTTTTATGATAGGAAGATTATCAAGATAAATAAGATAGTTATTGGTACTGATTCAATTACTGAAAGAATTCCTGTAAAAGATGTAAATATTGAAGCACCAAAGCCAAATACAACATCTTTTCAATTACGTTACACTTATGCATGGCGAGAAGGTTTTGGGTTTGGAAAGGCTGACTTAAAAACATCAAGACCATTTTGCAAAGAAATGATGCGCCTTGCAGAGACAAGGGTATGGAGTAGAGCAAACATTGAAAACTTATCTATCAAATTAGGTTATTCGGTTTGGGATAGATTAGGCGGTTTTTGGAATAATGATGGAGTGATTGAGGAATCATGCAGGCACGAATGGAAAACAGTAATTATAAAAAAGACATTATAAGTTATGAGCGCAAATATTTTATTTATTTCACCTGCATTGATTAAGTCACGCACTGGTATTTCTGATGCCATTGATGATAAGCAAATCAAACCACAAATAAAGGTTGCGCAAGATATTTACATTCAACCTGCTTTAGGCAGCACACTTTATATCAGATTACAGGAAGGAATTGACGCAAACAACTTGACCGCCGCAGAAACTACTTTACTGAATAGTTATGTGACTGATGCGCTAATTTGGTTTACT